ATATTTCTTTTGTCTTTTTGATAAAGGGCTTGAGTGAGTGTTTTTCAGATATCGCTTGCAGCAAACATTGTAACTTAACAATGTCATCTTCCTTCCAAAAGAAATCATTGGATGTCTCCTTCATTTCTCCGGAATATCTTATACCTCTATTCTTAGTTTTAGCATATTTATTTGAGCAATACTCACAATCGCAGTGCATACTACACATATCTTTATTTTTATTTTGACAGAGATTATATCTTTCTCCGGTATAAATAATCATTTTACACCTATCGCCTTCTTTTACACCATGCCCCTTATTTACTATGCCACGACACCTAACCCCTGTTGATATAGATTCACTCATATTTTACCCTCTTGTAATTCCGGAATACCATTCCACTTAATGTTAGGAGGATTACCTTCTCTAACAGTCCAAGACTTACCAACTAGATTTCCATTAGTCCTACTACCAACTAATTCAGCCGTAAAATGCATTTCGCCCTTTACTCTTTTTCTAGTACAATAAATCTCTTGTTCTAGTTTACCGCCCCAATCTTTCCAATCCGGCATCATGCCTACTGGAGAATTGTCTAGGTATTTTTCTGTCTCGTGAGTAATATAAATTACATCACAATTCAGTTGGTATATTGTTTCTAAAAGGTGATAGAAAATATTATTTCTAGCACCGTATTGATATGGCATTACTTTTGTAACTACTCTAGGATTAGGGTTTACTTTTAGTAAGCACGACTTAAACCAACTATCTACACCATCAAAAACAAAAATAGGATTATCCCCGCCTTCGATTCTTTCTCTAACATATCTAACAAAGGCATGAGAATTATCGTCGCTCTTATCTATATCAACTATATTGTCTTTATTCATAACGATGGGACAATATACATCTATTTTTTCAGAAGCGTTGTGCCATTCTCTCCATGTAGAATCTACTCCTTTATCCCAGTCTAGAACACAAATGTTTCTATCTGGAAAATCTAGAGCAATACCAGTTTTACCACATTTAGGTTCTCCCCAAATTCCTAAAACCATTCTAGAATTTTTTGCTTCTCTTTTCTTTTTCATATAATCAGCAAAAGAAGAATTAAACTCTTCTTGCTTTTTACCAAAAATCGTTTTCTTTTGTTGCTGTATATCTTTCTCTACATTTTTCATACTACTATTAATAATACCCATTTATATCACCTAATATATCTATTTCCTCAAAATTAACCATTTCTCCTCTAAATTTAGACCAAGTGGTAAATATAGATTCGGCAACCTCAAGTTTACATTCATATCTTATTTCTTTAGTTCCAAAGTGCAATTTTAACATTACACCGTTTTCGCTTTTTCTCATAGTAATGAAATCAGCGTTTGTTATATCAGCGATATAACTTCCTACTTTCATTATATATCTTTCATTTATTATCATTTTTATTCCTCTTTTAAAGAATAGGCTTCGCACCTATTCGAGCATCTATTCCTCTCCACAAGTTTATGCTTACACTTGCGATGTGAAGCGTCGCCACGCTTTTGGAGTATCAACTAAACCAATCGTCGTCTGTTTCTTCGATTGCTTCTATTTCTACAGGAGAACCTACTCTTTCTACTACAAGTAGTCCGGAGACATTTATAGTAATAGGCTGTAGTCCTTCTTCTGTTTGTCTTTGAGAAGTTCTACCAATAACAATTACATTACTGCCGATACCAAAATCAATATTGATATGTTCTGGAGTCCAGCAAGTAGTCATATTATTTCCGTTTTCGTAGTCAAACTCTGCATTTAAATCTGTAATATTAATTACACGATTTCCATTTCCATAAGGAGTCATGTTCATATTACAAACTGTACCGTCAGTAATTACATATCTTTCCTTTACTGGAAGCATAGAATTATTATTATGCATTCTATCAATATCTACTAATTCAGTAATCTTAGAAGAATATACTTCTGTAAGAACTTCTACAAAGTTATAGTTGCTCATATCTCTATACTCTTCATTCTCTGGGTCTAGGCTACTATTCATAACTAAACTATTGAGAGTTACTTGCGTATAACCGTAGATATCTTGACCGTTTTCATTTTTAATTACGGACATATGTAAGAACTCAAAACAATTAGGGGCGAAATCGATACAGCCCTTTTTCTTGTATGAGAAGTTGTAGGATTTCATTTCTGTATCATCCCCAACCATTCCATAAAATACTCCTGTTCTTCTAAACTCATTAGCAGGAAGAGGCTTCCCATAATTTCTGTTTACTGCACCACTAGGATAATTCTTAGTAGCATCCAACGGAATAATCATATTTCCATCTATTTCTTCTGCTCCTTCGGGGAGATTATTTACTATCCTTTCTTGATATTCTCCCTCATGAACTCTTAGAACTTTCCAAGAGCCATCGTTTGTTTGTTCTGCTGTAGCAATAAGACCTGCTTCTAAAGCAGCATCAGCATTTCTACCATATTCTTCCTTTGCTTTGTTTCTATTCCATACCATAGTATCCCTAGGAGATTCTAGAGAAACGAAAAACCCGAAGGCTTTCTTTGAAAGAGAATTGCTTCCACTGTTAGAAGAACTGCTATTTTGCCTTCTTGCGTTAGCAACATAACTTCTCCACTGTGCAAGTCCAATAGGACTTGACAATTCTATTCCTGTTTCTTTACAAATTCCTTCATACTTTGCCATAGCATCTTCGACGCTAAGACCTAGAAGGTTTGCTCCTTGTTCTACTTCTGCTTTTATTTTTTCATCCATTTTTTCACTTCCATTTTTTTCATATCAATTGCCCTACCATCCATGAGAGTAAAACTCTCGGTGTCATAGTAGTGGAACGCCATTCACTTTCTCCTATTACTCGTAATAATTTGTATTTTAAACTGCTATCTAATTCTGCTTCAATTATAACATCGTGTAATCCCAAACAAATATCTTTGATGGTCTTTCCATCATAAAGAAGGCTGTGTAATTGAGATAAGACTTTTGTATTTTTATTTAGTATTTCATTCATAATATTTTCATAATCTTTTAGTCCGGATTGCACTTGAATCGATAACGGTTTGTCGGAGGAGACAGCCGCTTGAAGTTCGGTTATCGTCCTCCTTAAATCACCCTCATATGCCTTAATAAAGGCTAACATTTCCAACTCACTGAATCTATCTGCATGCCCTTCCTTTGAAAGAATGTCATTCAGTACATCTAAAATTACATTGTATGACAGAGGTTTGAAATGATAGTTTGCACATCTACTTTGTAGGGCAAAAATAATCTTAGTTCTATCATTACAAGTAATAATAAATCTTACATTATTTGCATACCTTTCCATTATTCTCTTTAGTGCGTTTTGTGCATCGGTAGTCATTCCATCCATTTCATCCAATAAGATTATTCTAAAAGGAACTCCACCTAATCCTCCGCTTTGAGCGATTTCTTTTATTCTAGTTCTAACTGTTTCTAACTTTCTATCATCAGAAGCATTAATTTCAAAGAAATTATCTAAGGCATCTTCTCCTAATATACTTCTTGTAAGGGCTAATCCGGAAGCAGTTTTACCTGTTCCACTTACACCGTAAAATAATACATTAGGCATATTTTGTAATTCTATCCAATTTTCAGCATCCATAACAAAGTGTTCTTGTCCTTTTATTTGATGCAAAAACTCCGGCCTATATTTTTCTGTCCATAACATTATAATTCCTCCAATTTATTTTCTATTTCGTTTCTAAGTTCGTAAACAATACTGCTTAACCAACCATGAGGTTCTTGGAAATTATATTCCCTCATTTCTTCAAGAAGATGACTTACTGCCATTTCTGCCTCATTTGCTAGTTTAACTAAATCCTCAAGTTCTTGTGCTAGTTTTGCTTTTTCTACTAATTTTTCACTTTTCATAATAATCACTCAATTTATTCATTTTTATTTTTGGTTTTCTTTTCTTTCTCTTTTTCTCTCCTAAACCTAATAATCTACATTCAGAATTATTCAGTTTAGTTCTCGCCCAATCAGCGAACTCTTCATCTTTCAATAATTGCCTAAGCAATCTTTCATCTCTAACTTTTAATCTTCTACAAAGATAAGGTATCTTAGAATAAGTTCCTCTCTTTGGAAAAGATGGTCTTGAATAGTTTTTTCCATTGTAAGCATATGCTAACATCTCATAGAAATATCTTTGACTCCATCTTCTCTTAACTACTCCATCAACGAATAATAATTTATTTGGGTGGATATTTTCGATTAACCAAGTCATGATTTGAGTATCGGCAGGGTTGTT